ACAATCAAAGAGATGAAAGACGTATCAGAAGACAACCAGAAACGAGATATGACAAAGGCACAAGTAATCAAGGGAACTTTTCGTGTTCTTACATTGATGCTTGCTAAAGTAAATGTTCCGTTTATTGTCACCAATCATGTGTATGACCAGATTGGTTCGTTGTATCCAGTAAAGGTTATGGGTGGTGGTTCTGCTATGCAATACGCTGCTTCTTCTATCGTATTTTTGTCAAAGAGAAAAGAGAAAGATGGTACAGAAGTAATCGGAAATATTATTCATTGTAAGATGAACAAATCACGATTGACTAAAGAGAATAAAATGGTTGATGTTCTTCTGACGTATAGTAAAGGATTGAGTAAGTATTATGGGTTAGTGGAACTTGCAGAAGCTGCCGGAATATTCAAGAAAGTATCTACGAGAATTGAACTTCCCGATGGTACAAAACTATTTGCAAAACAAATTCTCAAAGACCCACAAAAATATTTTACAGAAGATATATTGAATCAAATTGATAATTACACGAAAGTAGAGTATACCTATGGAAGAACAGAAGATGATGAAATCGGAGAAAATACAGAAGGAGATGACACAAGCGGAGATAAAGAGTCATTATAGTATCAAAGAAGACCCCGAAGGAAAAGACAGAGCTTGTGTCATGGTTGAGAAAGGACCGTTCAAGGGAGTTGTTGTAGCATATGGAAAGTTTCAATTTGCTGATAAAGACAACGAAGATGGAACACGAAAACTCAGGTATGAATATGACATGATTGGTATTCCGCCTGAGATGGATGAAGAAGTTTCTGACCTAGAGGGAGAAGACTTTGAGTATCTGCTTGGTCAGATTTATATTCATGTCATCAATGAAGAGTTAGAAATCCAAAAACAAGAAAGTGAAGATGGAAAAAATAGAAAATATGATTTTAACAAACCAGTTTTGAATTGACACATGGAACGAATCGAAAATACAATACTAAGAAACCTACTATACAACGAAGAGTTTGCTAGAAAAACTTTACCTTTTATAAAGGATGAATATTTCTCTGTCTATACTGATAAAACAATATTCAATGAAATCTATAAATACTTTGACAAGTTCTCTAACCTACCTAGCAAAGAAGCTCTCATCATTGAATTGAGTGATAGAAATGATTTGACAGAAGAACAATTTGGTTCTACTACAGAATTGTTGAACGAAGCCGAAACAACTCACCAAAAAGAAAATAGAGAAGATTTGCCATGGTTACTTGAAAGAAGTGAAAAGTTTTGTCAGGACAAAGCACTCTACAATGCAATCACAGATTCTATAGGAATATTCGATGAGTCAAGCAAATCTGAAATTTCTAAGGATGCTATCCCTACTATCCTATCCGATGCTTTATCTGTTACTTTTGATACTCATATCGGGCACGATTATCTCGACAATTCTATGGAGAGGTTTGAGTTTTATAACAGAAAAGAAGAGAAAATTCCTTTCGACTTGGAATACTTCAACAAAATCACAGGAGGAGGATTACCAAGAAAAACTCTGAACATAGCACTTGCTGGAACAGGAGTTGGTAAATCTCTCTTCATGTGTCACATGGCTGCAGGTTGTCTTACTGAAAATCAAAATGTTCTTTATATCACATTAGAGATGGCGGAGGAAAGAATTGCTGAGAGGATTGATGCTAATCTTATGAATGTTCCTTTGGATTCTCTCAAGAATATGCCCAAGACTACTTACATTAAAAAAATGGATAAGTTGAAGGATAAAATCAAGGGAAGACTGATTGTAAAAGAATATCCTACAGCAACTGCATCGACAAACAACTTTCGTGCTCTGATAAACGAACTGAAGATTAAGAAGGGATTTTTTCCAGACATTATATTCATGGATTACCTAAACCTTTGTACTTCTACACGATACAAGAATAACATATCTGCTGGTTCGTATTTCGTTGTTAAAGCAATAGCTGAAGAATTGAGAGGTCTTGCTGTAGAATGTAATTTACCTATTGTATCTGCTACTCAGTTGAATAGAACAGGGTTTATGAGTTCAGATGTTGGTCTGGAAGATACAAGTGAAAGTTTCGGTTTACCTGCAACTGCTGACTTTATGTTTGCTTTGATTTCTACAGAAGAACTGGAAGAACACAACCAAATCAAGGTAAAACAACTCAAGAATAGATACAATGATCCTGTCAAAAATAGAAACTTTGTGATTGGAATTGATAGAGCGAAGATGAAGTTGTATGATTTGGAAGAAGAAGCACAAGCAGAGTTACATACAGAACCAAAAGAAAAAGACGGAAAAATGAGAAAGAAGTCAACTGGCACGATGAGCTGGGATAATTTCAAAGAAGAAAAGAAGAAGACGGTTGGATTAGATAAGATAGTCGTCTAACTTTGTTTGGTTATAAATATAAAAGAATAGAATTATATCTGTAATCAGAAATTTATTAGAAGGTCATAACTATGTCACAAGCTAGAGAACTCGCAAACTTACGGTCGATTCCCACCAATGGGAATATATTACTCGATTTCACTTCTGGAGATGCACTTCAAGCGGGTGGAACTTGTAATATAGCAGCTGGGTTGAACTCATTAGGTGCTGCCACAACTGGTGATGATAATATTGCAATAGGAAGATTAGCGATAGGAACTGGTGTTACAACTGGAACTGGTAATATCGGTCTTGGTATTTCAGCACTGTCTGCTGTGACAGGTGGAACTAACAACATCTCAATGGGATTGACTTCAGCAGACGCCTTACTTACAGGAACAGACAACGTAGCAATTGGTAGATTGGCGTTTAGTGCTTCTACAGATGGTGCTGACAACATCGCAATCGGACGTTCTGCATTAGCCGTTTCGGGCAACGATGGTGATACAAATATTGCTATTGGTCTTGCAGCACTTGGAACAGGTGATGTGGCCGGAGCAGGAAACATAGGTATCGGAGCTTCCGCACTAACAGCATTGACTTCTGGAACAAATAACATTGGAGTAGGATTAACTTCAGCAGACGCTCTGACTACAGGGACGGATAACGTAGCAATCGGTAGACTAGCATTTAGTGCTTCTACAGATGGTGCTGACAATATCGCTATAGGACGTTCAGCATTGGCTGTCTCAGGTAATGACGGAGATACAAACATAGCAATAGGATTAGCCGCACTTGGAACAGGTGACGTAGCCGGAGCAGGAAATATCGGAATAGGTGCTTCAGCACTAACAGCATTAACCTCTGGAACAAACAATATCGGAATAGGATTAACTTCTGGTGACGCACTTACAGGAGGAACAGATAACGTAGCAATTGGTCGGTTATCACTGAGTGCTTCTCCAGATGGTGCTGACAACATAGCAATCGGACGTTCAGCATTAGCCGTTTCTGATGGTGTTGCAGATTGTAACATCGCTATCGGTCTTTCAGCACTAGGTGGTGCTGATGTTTCTGGTCTTTCCAATATCGCAATTGGTTCACTTTCAGCTGATGCGGTGACTACTGGTGTTTGTAACATAGCAATTGGGTCAAACGCATACGGTGTTGCCGCTGCTGGTGGTCTGAATATTGCAATTGGTAGTATAGCAATGGGTGCAGCTCTCGTTACAGGAACAAACAACATTGCAATTGGAACAACTTCCCTTGACGCTTTACTTGCTGGAACAGACAATATTGCACTAGGATTAAATGCAGGAGGTGCTGTAACTAATGGTGATTTTAATATCGCAATTGGAAATGGTGCTGGTGTCGGTGTCACTACTACCGATAAAACTATTAATATTGGTTGTGGAGCAAATCAAACTGGTGCCGGTATTGCTTGTATTGTAGCAACTTGTATAATGTCTGCACAATTTACTGCAACTTCTGATTGTCGTTCTAAGAAAAACATTAAAGACCTTCCTTTTGGATTGGAGTTTATTAATCTCCTAAGACCAGTATCTTATAAATGGAAACCACAACCAGATAAATTAGACAAAAATGGTAATCTGATTGAAAAAGGAGAAGGATCACATAGACATCAAAGAACTATGTTTGGTCTTCTTGGTCAACAAGTGAAAGAAGCACTGACTACATTGGGATTGGGTTATAACGATTATTCCGTATTTTCTGACCAAGTGTATGAAAATAGAAACAACCCCGATTGGAAAAAGTCATATACGATGGAAGACAAAACAGTTCAGTTGACTTACGATGATTTTATTTCACCTCTTATCAAATCAGTACAGGAATTGTCTGCTGAAGTTGATTCATTAAAGGCACAACTCAAAACGGCTTAGATAAATACTACTGATAATAACAGAACACTGAATAATAACAGGAAAGTGAAAATGAAAATAAAGAATAGATTATTTGAGAACAAACAGTATTTCGTAACAATCGGAAAGATACACACTTCTGACCAACTCTCGGTTGTGGATGCATATCGTATCAATCGTTTGGTGAAAAAGTTGAATGAACTACAAGAAGAATACCGTGAGTTAAAAGAGAGAATTTTAATTCAACATGGAACACCTGCGGAAAAAGAAAAAACTTACGAAATCAGTGTAGAAAATCGTGAGGAATTTAACGCAGAATACAAAGAACTTGCAGACATTGAACACGATTTGGAAACAGAAAAACTTACATTTCCGAAAAAAATAGAAGATGGTTTCTCTGCAGCTGACTTAACAATATTGGAATTATTTTTTGATTTAAGTGGATTAGAAGAAAACCTAACTGAAAAAGAAGAATAGGAATAACAAATGGGATCAATAGTAGCAGAAATAGCAGATAAGATAGCAAGTGCCGGAGGTGGTGAACGTTCTGAACTTGAGGTTAGAGGTGGAATTGGTGCTGCAGGTGGTGGTATACTTACATTATCTACTTCTGAACTTACTGTTGTTGATGGTGATATACTAGGACGTATAGATTTCCAAGCTCCTTTAGAAACTGGAACTGATGCAATAGTAGTCTCTGCATCC